CATATGCAATCGCATATTAAATTAACAATCGGAGTATATTATGAAACACAAAACTGTCTTATCTTTTGACGATCTTCGTGACGATTTTTCACGTTTCGAAGTAAAACCAAGATCGCCTAATCAGACCAAATATTGGCAGATGCTTAAGGATGATAAAAGATCTATTGTTATTGCTCATGGCCCAGCTGGATGTGGAAAAACATTACTGGCAACGCAAAACGGAATAGATCTTATGAAACTACAAAAGATTGAAAAGATAGTAATAACCAGACCTGTGGTAGGAGCAGATGAAGATATTGGATTTTTACCTGGAACATTACAACGCAAAATGGAGCCTTGGACAAGGCCTTTGATAGACATATTTCATAAAAACTACACAGTAAATCGTGTGGCAAAAATGATTAGAGAAGAGCAAATTGAAATAGCACCATTGGCATTTATGCGCGGTAGAACTTTCGAAAATTCGTATATCATAGCAGATGAAATGCAAAACACCACAGTCAACCAATTTAAAATGTTGTTAACTAGAATTGGCGAAGGATCAAAACTTGTTATAACTGGTGACTTGGATCAAACCGATCGGGGAAAAGATAATGGTATGGCGCATTTTTTACACAAATTATGGCGTAACCATGCTAGGCACATATGCAATGTTCAATTGTTTGGGGAGGACATTGTAAGACACCATGCTGTGACTGAAGCTTTGAAAATTTATGAAGAAGCTTGATTACGTATTCGTGACAACTTAATAAGTGTTGCGGATAAATTTATTTCTGCTTCTGCAACGAACGAATGATCATCAATGCCTTGTTTAATAACAAGTGTGGCTTCATCTTGTTGATCTTCTGTTTCGCCAAATATCTCAATGTTGTCATACATCCAACGATAGATGTCTTCCATTTCTTCTGGACGTGCTTGGGAACACAACAGTTTTCTTGCCTCTGTGATTTTGCCAGACTTGAATAAATTAACCATTTCAATCCTATAATCTTGTTCGCCAACGTCAGCAACATTTGGCGCTTGTAGTTTTGCGTCAGCACAATTCATTTGCAATGTGTTAATACATTTTCTTAGATCAGGATATGTTGCTTTGACATATGTGTCTAGTGTGTCTAAATCAAACTCTATACCTTCTCCAACTAATATTTCAGCCGCTCTGGCAGTAAATTCAGTTTTGTCTATCTTTTCGATATGAAAGCCTTGACATCTTGAATGCAACGCAGGAATCACTCTGTTAGGATAATTGCAAGTTAATATGAATCTTGCTGACTGATGATACATTTCCATAACACCACGTAGTGCCGCTTGTCCGTTGGGCGAAATGTAGTCTGCCTCATCCAACAATACTACTTTGAATTCGCCAAAAGGCATTGTTTGCACAAAGTTTGTAATTTTATCACGGATAATATCTACACTATTTTCTCTTGATGCATTAATTTCAAGTATGTCAGTGCCTTCAACTTCCAACAAATTCAGTAGTATCTTTGCTAGTGTTGTTTTGCCAACACCAGGAGCGCCTGAAAATAATAAATGTGGAATAGATTTGGATGATACCCATTGTTCGACTTGTTTTTTTTGTGCATCATCACGGAACACATATCCTTGTAGTGTATTCGGCCTATGTTTTTCAACCCAAAGTGTATTCATGTTATTAGTATAACAGTTTTAAAAAAATTTGTCTATTGATTATTTGTAAGGAGCAGTAATTGTATTGACATCAGGTTCATCTTCGCTGATCAACAAAATATCATTTTCATCAACCATTCTGACATCAACATCTATGTCACCTTGGTCAAGCATGACTTGCCTTGTCCATCGTCCGTGTGCTATAAGGACCCATTGACCAATCTCTACATCTTGCTGTTGTGGCCCAACAGCATATACTTTTGCCCATCTAGGTCTAGTGCCTGCGGCGGTTCCATCATCATCTGGAAGGATTACTCCGCTTTTTGTTTTTAACATACCAAAGTGCATGTTAGATACCAACACTCTTTTTTTGAGTGGTTTAATTTTTCCTTGTACTCTAGTTGGCATTATTTTTCATCACGTTTTTTAACTATTTTTCCGCCCTTGCCTAGTTGATCACCTCTTGCATTTGTTTTGGTGTTGCCCACAGCGATTGACTTTTCATGTTTAGTTCGCATGGCTTCGAAGTCAACAGGTCTTCCTTGCATGGAAAAGTGTACTTTTTTTGATTGCATTTTTCTTGGCATAAATTCTCCTATCTCAAAAATTCCTTGTAGTCCAAACTGTATTTAACAGGGTCAATTTGATGCACGTCTAGTAAATGAAGCACAAGACTACTCACGGAAGATCCTCTTCCAACCCCTGTCACTATGTTGTGTGTTTTACATGTTTGCATCAGATAACACAAAAATTTTAACACATTGGTCATTTTCCTTTTTTTAAATTGTTCTAGTTCATCTATTAATCTATTTGTGTAAGCACTTGATGTTAAATTTTTACTCACAAGCAATTCTGATAAAAACTTTTCTATATCCATTTTTTGATACTGTTCTGGCATGTGCCATGTGTTTGCTTTGCTTTTATGGAATATGTCTGCACTTTCATGTATAGGTTTGAAAACATTTTTAGTAGATATGTCAAAAAAATTTGCAAATTGATTATATTTTTTTGTTTCCACATGCGGCAAGTCACAACCATCAATGTTTTGTTCAGAATATATCATGTCAAGTAATTCATTTGCTGTGAACATTACTTGTCCATATTCGTTAGTGTTCATCTGCCACCTTGTATAATTTTAAATTTATCACTACTTTCATCTATTGTAAAGCCAAGTCGTTCCCATGTCAAGGCCTCTTTGGTAAAATTACTAAATCTTGGACTCTTATCTTTCCACCATGGCTCGTTCACAGTTGATGATTGCAACAGATCGTTCTCAGGACTACTTTCTGATATTATAAATCTTAAGTTTTCTCCCTGCCAAGACTCTATTTCCAGTGTATCAACACGTAAACAGTTTCCAATCATTGCATTTAATTTGGTGAACAAACATATACCAACCACTTGATCAACTGGTTTTTCGAAAAAATCAATAGCCAATGTGTCAAATTTTTCGAATAATGGATATTGATTATTGTTATCAATGAACAAAGAATTTTGTAATATTTTGTTGAACACATACTTAATTTTTTCGAAGGCAATGTGTTGTTGTTTGGAATCCTCAGCAATAGGAGTCATGTGTATACTAACGTCGGTGTCATTAGGCCATAATTTGTTTTGGACGTAAAGTGTGTTGGTGAACCTAGTTCGCCATATTAGACCATCATCTAACATTTATTAAATTATCGAACTCGGAACTATCAGAGTCGTTGTTTTTCTTATCTAGTTTTCTTTGTTCTTGTTCCATTAAAAGCGTATTGTTGATTGCCAATAATTGATCATATAAATTACGGTTCATCATTCTTGCGGCTTGTTGTATTTTTATTGTAACATCTTTTATTTGTGATTCCAACTCACTATCAGATAATCCTTTAGGATCTAAAGTAGGGTGAAACATTTATTATGTGCTTGAAGGATATTCAAGTATGGTGCTGATAAACTTAGTTGTGCCACCATCAACTGAGAATACATCAAAAACAAAAGTACTTTTTCTATCAGGAAATGTTGTGCTCATTGTCGACGAATCTAGATTTGATTCATTAAAACTTGCAACAGTTGGAAAACTTACTCCTGTTAGGGTAACAGTATGTGTTGATGTTCCTTTAGTAAGAAATACTCTCATAGATGCATGGGTGTTTGTAGAAGCATCATCTTCTTGTGGAAAGTTTGTAAATGTTAGTGTAACATCATTTGATGTTGTAAGTGTAGTAACGTTACCATCTTCAAAGTCTAATGAAACTGATCCACTTACTGATCCTTTTGCTACAACTTTTTGTCCCCAATCTTTTAGAACAAGTTTGGATTGATCGTGACCATTAAAGTCAGCATCAGCATTTGTTGTTGCTCTATTTGCCTGCAATGAAGTTATTTCAGTGGATGCTGTACTAAGTTGTGTTTTGATTTGTGAAAAGTTGTCTCTAAAACCTTGTGAATCGTTATCTTGTCCTGCTACCGGAAAAGTAGCATCAATATTTGTAGTGGTAATTGAACTTGCCATGTCGTACTATTTATTAAACACTTCTCACTAATTTAGGCTCTTTTGAAATATGTGTAATACCGTCTGTGTTTGCACTCTTGCTGAACATTAATTGGGAAACTGGATTTATTTTCCGATCAAAAGTAACTTCTTCTTGTGTAAATTTGGTACCGTTATTATCAAATGTTGTATTTCCATCAGTAGTATCTACGCCGTCGAAAGTGGTTACGACCCTTTTTCCAAATGTAGTTGGTTGTAATTTTACATTAATCGAAGATCCGTTGATTGGTGCGGTGTCAAATACTATTTGCGAACTGTCAGGATTATTCACATCTGTGCTGTACAATACAGTGTCCGAAGATATGTGTGGTGTGTCAGTTGTGATATCTCCTATCATACTAAAGTCAGTCACTCCTAGGCCATCCACTGTAATAATAAGATGATTAGGCTTGGTCACCCTATATGGTGATGTAAAAATTGCTGTTGATCCGTCACCTGTGTACGTTAGTCTTGATATATCATTAAAAGTTGTTCCAAGATTATCGTCAATTATTAATCTATCGATGTCTATGTCTAGTTGTTTCGGATCATAATTAATTTCATTCTGTAATCTATACAATGCTTGGGCACCTGCGCCAGGTTGCAAATATTTTATTGGTAGGGCTAGTCTAAATCCACGTACTAAACTTTGTGGTGTTTGCATCCACAAAGGAAGATAATCAAAATTATTAACTGTTAGTCCTGCTTTTAATTCTTCTTGGATATTAACTACGTCATTGGAATAGATTCTGTCTTCCTCAGTGCCAGGTATATTAAGTCCTGCATCAGCACCTATTTCTAAAGTGTCTGTACGCAATTGGATTGTTATATTTTTTAGTCCATGAGACTCTAACGTAAATGAATCATTGGCTCCACTGTTTGGATCGATCAATTCACTATATATTACTTCGTAAATTGTATTGCCAGCACGGTCTTTTGCCAATGCAAGTTTATAATCTCCAACACGTAATTTAAAGTTATAAGAATTATCTTTTAGTAAATTTTGTATAGATGATAATAATTTCAAACTTATGCCAGACAAAATAATAAAACTAGGAATTTTGGTATCAAAGTTTACATCGTATGGTCTATACTGTGTTGCGTTAGTAAAAATTTTTGTGTTATTAATCAATGATTGGAATGATGCTAGTGAGGTATTATCAGGCCTTGGCTTTGCAATCATGTTTCCTATCTTGTCACTGGTTTGTCTTACTACATCAATTGAAAATGCTTGATCTGCCGTTACGTTGCCAAACTGTCCTGTTGCTGTTACTGTGAATACATAAGTTTTTTCAAAGGAAGTTCTATCAGAGTCGAATGTTGTATCCCCTTGGTCCAACTCAAAAATTCTTTCTCCACATGTGCCTGCTATGCCTCCATCTGGAAATATTGCAAGTCCTGGTGGTAGTCTTCCTTCTTTATATGCATAACTTAGAGTAACATTAGATACTGTAGTTGTTGCACCAACTTTGAAAAGACTTACTTTTTTTGGTGAAATTGTTCCTAAGTCTATTATCATTAAAGTACCAACTCCGCTGTGGTCTGTGTCCAAGTAACTGTGTCAAATGCTTGTCCTGTGATTCTAATGGTCATTTCCTGCGTGGTGAAGTCTACACCAAAAATTGTAGATGTTTTTGTTGCTTTAACTACAAATGTGTAGTCAGTAAAAGTGTTTCTTGCAGTTGGAACCACACCAGAAAGTGTTCCAGTGTTAAGATCAATTGACATCCCTGGTGGCAATGTGCCTGAATCGATGGCATATGTTATAGTGGTGTCTCCATCTTGACCTAATGCTTCATCAGGATCAATGACATTCAATTTAACAATTGCATAATCACCACTGGTTAATGTTGCAATAATGCCAGTCTGTGTAAAATACAAGCCTCTTACGTCAGACACATCAGCTGTCAACTCGCTGTTATCGGTTGTGAACGAGGTTGAACTAGATTTAAATTTGCCAAGACCACGCACATCCAGTTGGAAAGTTCTATCAGCGAATGATATGCCATCGGATACTCTTACTGTAAATTGATATAGTCTATCAATAGATCCACTACGAACAACCAGATCCCAAGCACCAGTATCAAATGCAACGCCATCCAGTCCAAGTTGTGTTGAGTCAAACGCCTCCTGAGGAATAGGACTCACTACGCCAGTGATCCTTCCTGTATTACTCATTGTCACACCATCAGGCAAACCTCCTGTGATGATGTCATAGTCTAGGGCAGTGGAGTCATCAGTATCGATGTCAGATGCCTCTAACTGAATATCAACGTAAGTGCCATCAAAAATTATATCCAGAGTGCCGGCACTAGTTACCCATGTTGGAGCATCAGATCCTTCAACAAATAAAGTAAAAGTACGGTCATTAACATTTGTACCGTCGGAAGCACGGACAACAAATGTTTTTTCTGTTCTAAAACTTACTTCATTGGGGAAGCCTATAATTTTTCCAGCACTGGTCAAATTAAGTCCACTTGGCAAAGAGCCAACTAATAATGAAAAAGTTACAGTATCTCCATCTGAATCACTAGCTACAAGTTGTTTTTCATACTCCACACGTTCTTGGATGGTACCAAGCAAGCCAGAAGGAGTTTGCCACTGTGGAATCGACATTTTGTATATTTATTGGATACAGTGGATGTGGAAACACCCACTGTAGAATTAATGATTACTGTGAATCGATGTTTGCTATGCCTAGTGCCGCAACTGATGTGGCATCAAAAGCTTCATCGCCTACAGCAGCTCCACCCTGTGTGTTGTTGCCATCAGCGATAGACACCTTGAACTTGTCAGATCCTGATGAAGCATCCGCACCAATACCGCCAACAACAACAGTTCTGTTGCATAATTTGGTCACTTGGTCTGTGGATGAATCCAGAGGATTGACACATGCAATTCTGAATTCGCCTTCACCTAATGCGCCGGCAGCTTTGTTTACTAAAGTGAGTACTTCTGTTACTGTTGATGAATCAGAAGGTTTTGTAGCAGAAACTTTGAACTTTCTTGTTGATCTTTGTGATACAATAAATGCACCTAAGCCTTCTTCAGCTCCTGCTTCTAGTTCTCCTGTTAGTCTGTAGTTAGTAACTTGGATCTTGCCTGAGCCTGATCCTATTTTACTTGGATTGATTGGTCTTCCCATTTTATTCTCCTTTTGTTTCTGTCCAACGTGGGTTCTAGCCACTACGCGGAGGATGTTACCGCATAAGTCTCACTCGTTATGTGAGTTCTATTAGACTGTGTATTTAAGCACACAGTCTATTAAATTTATACTAGTTTAGATTTTATGTGCCGTCACCAAATCTATCTAAGTTCCAAGCTCCACCAGCAAACACACAAATTGCTAGGGTGCGTTTAGGTGTTGATGAATCGCCTGCTGTGTTCCCTATGAAAGGCTTCCATGCATATGTGGCTAATACATCTCCATCATCTGGATCTCTTACTTGGCTTAAAGTAACAATTGTGTTAGCAATGGATCCGACCACAGAGTCACCACCAGCGATGGCAAGATACATTACTTGTCCTTCTGACCCAGCGGCAAGAGTATAGTCTTGTTCACCAGCTGCAAGTAGATGCACTCCAGCAGTCAATGACAAGGCAGTGGTTGATGTGGTGAGATCATTTTGTACCTGATTTTCAAAAAATTGTCCAGCAACTTTTCCAGACAACACAGTCAAAGGCCCACCATTTACTTGCACGGGATCTTGAAAATTAATCACTGAGGAGTCTTCAGTACCAATTTGATTTACAATCAGTGTTTCATTTACTTTTAGTATTTCATTAATTTCCAGTTCTGTTGAATCAGATGATGAAATGGGTCCGTTTATCACGATACCACCTGTGCCTTGAGGTTGTAGCACAATGCTTCCGTTGGTTGTTAAGTTGTTAATAACAACATCGTTGCTTGAATCTTTGACTTCAGCGTTTGTATTAAACTTAATTGCACCACCACCTATTTTTGATAAATTCGTTTGTGTGCCAAATGATGCTGAAATAAATCCATTGATAGCACTGCCAACTGTGATGTTTGTACATGTTATATCTTCAGTGATGTTTGCATCACCTTCAACAAACAAAGCATTGGTGGAGGAGTCATTGTTTCTAATGTCCAGATTTCCCTGGATAAGAACAGAATCTGATACTGTGAGTCTATCGCCATCAATTGCAGTAATTGTTTGTGTGTCAATATTGGCAACGATAGTTGCTGTTGCAGTATCTGTTACAGCGGTAGTTACTGAATCATCCGAAGTGGACGTCACTGCTTTAAATTTGTCTTCACCTTCGTTCCAATAAAAAAACGCAGAATCCAGTGACGCTCCTCTGTTGATAAAAATACCAGCATCAATATCTCCGCCAGAGGAGTTTCTGTTAAGTTCTAGTAAATTATCTTCAATTTGCATTACTGTTGCGTTGATTTCTGTTGTTGTGCCTTTTACTTCTAAGTCATCATTGATAATAACTTTTCCTGTGCCGTTTGTTTCAATTGTTAGATCGCCATTTGTTACTGTATTGGTAATTGTTGATCCTGAAAGTGTTATGTTAGATAGTGAAGCACCGCCTAATTTGTCATATATTTCGTTGAAGTTGTCATTAATTTTATCAAAAGCCGTTCTTAATGGATCACCTGTGCCATCATTAGCCGCTGATCCTATGTTAATTGATTGCTGTGTCATTTGTGTTGTCTCCTCTGGCTGTGTATTTAACAAACTTTTTTAAAAACCGGAAGTAAATATAATGATATGTACATCAAGACTACCACGTCCATTAGATTGCATCAAAGAAAATCAAAACTTGATAATATTCACAACTACAAAAGAAGGCACACTGTGTATCATTTTGCATGTGATGAATGTGGGCAACAGTTTATACGTGAAGCATCCAAAGTGCCACAACATCGGGCATCAAACACATTCAATCATGTTTGTTCAGAATGCGATGTGCATCGTTTTGCACAAAAAACTGGAGTCAGAATGCGTAGGATATACAAAATTGACGCAAGTTCAACAAAGGTAAAACTTTAATTACTGTAGATGTCCAGATTCCAGGCACCATTACCAAATATGCAAGTTGCAAGACTTCTTCTTGGTTCAACTGAATCACCTGCACCAAAAGGTGTTGTAAACAATTTCCATGCATAGGTAGCCAACACATCGCCATCATCTGGATTTCTTACTTGTGATATTGTCACAGTGGTGTTTGCAACAGACCCAGCCACAGAATCTCCACCTGCAATAATAAAGTGCATGATTTGTCCTTCTGTGCCAGCGGCTAATGTGTAATTTTGTTCACCAGCTGCCAGCGAATGTACTGTTTTGGACAGTGATAAGGCAGTGGTGGATGTTGCCAAATCATCTTGTGGTGTAAACACTGTTGCTCCCGAAACATCTATATTTCCTGTAACGCTTACTCCAGTGTGTATTACTCTAAATCTTTCTGATAAAGATGATCCATCATGTGTTTTAAAAAACAATGTATTTGATGTGCCTGATGTGCCATCCATCATAAATTCTGCTCTGACATTGCCGCCTGATTGTTGGAAACTAATACCAGGTGTGTTTGCGTCTGCAGTTCTTTGTAGTGTTACTTTTGCCGCGGCAGTTTTTACGTGCAGTGAAGTATCAGGTGAACTTACTGATCCTATACCCACCTGTCCACCTGCTTTCAATAAAATGTCGCCTGTACCATCGTTCTCTATTGTGATGTCTCCGTTTGATCCATCCGCAATTGTAATGGTTCCTGAGTTGGTTCCACTGTTGGTGCTTAGTGTTAGATCACCTGTGCCTTGTGTGGTTATTGTTGCGTTTGTGTCGTTCTCTCCGACTGTTAAATTGCCTGCAACCTGCAAGGAATCGTTCAGTTGAATAGCAGATGAATCCACAGAAGAAATTGTGTTTACATGTATGGGTGTGTCGAATGACAGTGCAGATGAATCGTTGGATGTAATAGAATCCACCTTAAGAGGGCCAGTGACTTCAGCACCAGTAAGTGATACTCTTAAACGCTCTACTAAACTGGAACCGTCATACGTTGAAAATATAAGTTCATTTGCAGTGCCGCTGGTGCCATCAAAGCCAATAGTTGCACCAACAGTTCCACCACTGCCTTTAAAACGTAGTGTTGGAATATTGGCATTGTTAGTTCTTTTAAGTGTTAAATGAGGAGTTGCACCTTCTATGTGTGCTTCATCTACTATGTCTACCCCATGACTGCCAGTGTTAAACTTTTTTACATCATCGTGATAAAGTTCAACTGCTCCATCGGCAATAGCCTTCACCATAGTTTCTGTGCCAGTATCCTTAGAAAGTATGACATTGTTGTCACTCTGTAGGAAAAGGTTCCCTGTGCCTGTTTCTCTTACAATTGAATGACTGCCATTGTGAAATATTTTTAGATCGCCGCTGTCACCAAGTTGTATTTGGTCACTGTCACCCATTATTAGATTTCCATCAACATTTAGATTTTCGTTGATATTAATTTGTGTCGAATCTGATGTAGAGATACTTGATTCTGAAAAAGTAATGTTGCCTGCAGATGCTATTCCGGTCAATGCTGACCCATCTCCACTGAAAGATGTTGCTGTAAGTGTGCCAGTAACTTCAACATTTTCTGCAATACGCACAAGTGTAGAACTATCTGCTTTTATAGTTCCAGTAAGTATCAAGTTATCATCAATAATAACGCCTGTTGAATCATCTGACTTAATAATATTTGTAACAAGATCACCATCAATAACAACATTGCCTGTTCCATTTGGTGATATTGTGATGTCTGTGTTTGTGAATGTAGAACTAATTGTGTTTCCGCTGATGTCAATTGCTTTGCCGGTTGAATCTTGACCAGCCAAATCATAAAGTTCATCAAAATTGTTGTTGACCTTCTCCATGGCGGCACGTAATGTGTCACCAGTTCCTGTGTTTATTCCTGTGCCTACGTTGATTCTTTGTTTGGACATCGCTATATTTATTTGACCGAGAATGAAGTCCCGCACCCACATGATGAGTGTGCATTAGGATTGTCATATGTAAAGTATGAGCCAAATATTTCTTGTTTATAATCAATTTTGGTCCCTAAGATAAACATTTCACATCTTTCATCCACAAGCACTTTTACTTCTCCAAATGCTAATTCGTGGTCACGATCCTTTTTTTCTTCAGTGACGTCCATTTGATAATTAAATCCAGCACATCCACCACCTTTTACGCCAAATCTTATGTAAGGTTTGTTATTAGATTCACAAACTTCTTTCATTTTTGCAACAGCAGGAACGGTTACCTCTATCATACTAATATTTACATACCTAGATAGAGTCTACCATCTTCACTGATATATTCTTGTGTCCAGGGTGGAGTAAAGGTCAATTGGACCCTCACAGGAGAATGTCCTGCTTTCGTGACTGCTTGTTGCACCCATTGTGGCATTTCGCCAGCAACAGGGCAATTTGGTGCTGTAAGAGTCATCACCACATCTGATGAGTTATCTTCATTGACTCTTAGATCATATATTAGGCCTAGTTCAAAGATATCGATTGGAATCTCAGGATCATAAACTTTTCTAAGTTCATCTACAATATAAGGATACTTTTTTTCAATGTATTCTCTATCAATCATGCTCGGTTGATCTAACACCACGTACTTCTGGAATATAATGTTTCATCATGTTTTCAATACCAGATTTTAGTGTTGCCGTTGAACTTGGACATCCTTGACAGGCCCCTTGCATTTCCAACCATATCCATCCATCCACATATTCATTGAATATTATGTCACCGCCATCCATTGCCACAGCAGGACGTATTTTGGTATCTAGTAGTTCTTTAATCTTTTTAACAACATCGGAATCACTACTTTTAATAGAATGCTTATCTTCCACATAAGTTTTCTTAAACTGTGGCTCTTCAATCAAAGGATTATTAGTTGTAAATTGTTCTATAATTGCACCCATAATGGCTGGCTTTAAAAGTGTCCAGTTGGATTTTTCATTTTTACTAATTGTTATAAAGTCTTGCCCATAAAACACACTCTCAACACCATTTATTTGAAATAATTTTTGTGCTAACATGGAGTTCCCTGCACTGGTTTCATCCTGATAAAATTGTGTGCCTTGGGTCATCACTGTTTTTCCAGGTAAAAACTTCAGTGTGGCCGGATTTGGCGTTGGTTCTACCTGGACAAACATTATGCTTCCAACAGCCTAGATTCAATAAATTTATAGTTTATCAATTCATTGACAACTCTAGTAAGATGTTCTTTACGATCATTTTTGTAATCAAGATAATATGAATGTTCCCACACATCAAATGCCGCTAGTATGTCAACATCTTCACCTACTGGATTATCTGCATTTGGATAAGTTTTAAATTTTAGAACTCCATTTTCTAAAACCAAATACACCCAACCAGATCCAAATCTTTTCATTCCTGCATCGACAAACGCTTCTTTGAACTTGTCCATTGTGTCAAAATCATCTTCAATTTTTTCCTGCATTTGTTGTGAAGGCTCTTCATATTCTGGAGTCAATGATTGAAAGTATATAATATGATTATAATTCTGTCCTGCGTTGTTGAATATTGCTTGATCGTTGTCTCTCGACTCAATAATAATTTGTTTAAGACTTTTATTTTCATATTCTGTGCCTTTGATCAAATCATTTAATTTATCAACATATCCTGAATGATGTTTGCCATAGTGTAGATCAATTGTGTCTCTACTAATTACTGGTTCAAGATCTTTTCTGTCATAAGGCAAATCCATTAGGGTAAATTTGCCACCATTGACGTTTACGTCGTCTGCTACTTGATCAAGTTTCATTATTTCTTTTTTGGTCGGCCTCTGCCTTTTTTAGCAGTTGCTTTTTTTGTTGTTTTCTTTGTTGCCTTCTTTGTGGCGTTCATTTTTTTTGTTTTCTTTGGTGTCGTTGTAGACTTTGTAGTCACAGCCGCTGAAGCAGTCACACTTGCTGGATCACCAAATATTAGTTTCATAAGTCCCATTGTTTGAGTCTCCTTTGTTTATATTATTATACTTATTTTTTGGTAAACTGTCAATATACAGATTATATAAGTTCATATTGTTTTGCTAACAATGATGACGCAAGGTTTTTGGCCTTGGACTCGCACTGAATATCAAACAATTCGCCAAATGGTTTTAACCAATCATTAGTTGGCACATGCCAATAAAAATCTGAATGTGCTCTGATTGTTGCCCTATTTTCGCCTTTTGTAAAAAGATCTTCCCGATCCAATAATTTATTAGCATCTACCTTATTGTGTAAAGACTCCCTAGGTTGTGAATAATGCATCGCAGGTCGGACTCCACGCCAAGAATTAATTATTCTTTTTATTCTATCATCAGTATGTGTGATCCATTCTCCACAGTTTACCCAATGATGATGTATGTCAAATACCAAAGCAACGTGTTTTTCTAGTTCTAAAATATCATTAAGTCCCCATTTCATCTCTTCGTTCTCAATAGTAATTGTATTTCTGGCTTCTGGTGTTAACTTAGGAAGGACATCTATTATGCCTTGTGGACCACGTTTGCCTGATATATGAACATTAATTTTAAAATCTTGGAATGTTTTGCCATATCCCATCCAACGGGCCATGCTGACATGATACTCAAATTCTTCTATACTTCTTTTGATAATATCATCAGATTCAGATGCCAACACAGTAAACTGTCCTGGATGGAAAGATATTCTCACTCCAAGACGTCTGGCTGTGTCGCCAACCTCTGCAAAATGTTTTTCACAATATGCAATAACATCAGGCTTAGACCAAAAGTATTTCCATGTGGCTTCAGTGGCAACAGGAAGCACAGGCGAACTTAGTCTACACATACGCAATGGCTTGGGAAGTGCTCCTGTGTATTTGATTAGTTCATGTATAGAAGAAATGTTATGTTGCATTAGTTCCCACAAACGATCCTCTGCTTCATCCTTATGTTCATTAAGCCAACGCACTGTGGTTGCTCTACAATTATATGGTTGTTCAGTTTCTTTGAGAACTTTTGGTTTGAGAGTACGATCAGGATGGATATACTTGCAACAAAAACCTAAACGCATACTATATTGTAAAATAAATGTACAACTTGTCAATACTTCTTCACAGATATTATAGGAGCCCCATCTTTAGACAGCACAACTTTTTGTCCATGATTGTTGTACGTTTGTATAATCTGTTTGGCAATATCTTTTGGTGTGTAACTTAGATCATCCTGCCATTTCTGTTGTATTATGTCATCGACTTGTTTTTTAGAAAAAACATTTCTTTGTATTAAAGGTCGATATTTTTTATCTTGAAATGGTGTGTTCCTAATGGCACAAGGAGCAACTTCAACGATCCTAAACTGTGGATAGTATTGACGTATTTGATCCAGAAAGTTTGTTAAACAATTTTTTGATATACCATAAGTAAGGTTTTCTTTTGTCATCCTATAACTTGATCGACTTGTTAGAATAATAATACATCCGTTGTCTCTTTGTTGCATGTATTTTTGTATAAGCATAATGTTTCCAGTAAGATTTGTATTAATAGTTGTTTGCACATCTTGTGATTGTTGTTTTTCTATTTGTATTCCGCCTGCTTGATTACAGCCAATTAAACTTATTAGCACATCATATTTGCTAAGAATTAATCTTTGGAAATGGTTGGAGTCTAGCACATCACACTGCTCTCTTGTATAAGTGTCAATATTCCATTTGGACTGTGCTACAATTTGTTTAGCAATTGGACTGGATGCGCCGAATAGTGCAACTTTAGATGGTGATGTCATCTTTAATTGTTTGATAAAATTTTTCCGTTGCTAGTCCACTGATCCTAATTCTGTAACAACTATTATGACTGCCGTTGTATGTTCCATGTGGATATTTTGTCACAGGCCAGTACAAAGTATCACCAGCATGCCATTGTCCCAGTGTCCTGTTTCCCATCATAAACACTTGACCAGGTTCCCAATCTGTAACAAACAATATTATTCTCACACCACGATCAATTGTGTCTTGTATGCCAAATCCAGCATCACTGGCACTTGCGTTGACATCCATGTGCATTGGTATATTCTGTCCAACGCATTGTTCAGTCATAATAATCTGCGGATATTCAAGGCCTAATATATCAGCAAGTTTGGTCCCAAAGTATGTTTTAGTTTTTATTAGATCTTGCCTACGTCCAAAAGTAGATTTACTATCATATCCTATCTGATTCCAGAGATCGTAATGCTTTTTTGTGGTAGGTCTAGTAAGGTCTGGATCAGTTCCAGGCGTGCCTTTAAAATTTTTTATTAGATAGTCAAAGTCAGTTGTGATTTTAAATGTTTGGAATCTGATATCTTGTTCATTGGTATCATCCTTCCATTTGTCGAAATGATATGATGATATTTCACTTTTTACAAAATTATACAAATTATCGTAATCATCTAGTCTATCTAATACATTAGACATTTTTGTATTTTTTTACTGTGGATATAACCTTTTCAACTTCACTGTCCTTTAAAAAACTATGCATTGGAATGCTTAAACTAGAATTGTTGTAAAATGTTGTGTTGGCATGTTGTGTAATTTTGTTTTTTGCAAGAGCACCAGTGCCAAAGTTATCACGGTAATGTTTCTGACACTCTACCCCATCATCTAATAATTGATCATAAGCTTTGTCGCGATCTTTGAAAAACACAGCATACTTTTGTCTAACTGATAAATTTTTAGGTGGAACTTTTCGATATGCAACTTCTTCTTTTGTGAACGCATCATCATACATGCTTCCAATAATATTTCTTCTTTTTATCCAACTATCTACATGTTGTAGTGACAGCCAAACTTGTAGACATTTGTCCTCATGAGGCTGACTATTGATGCCAAGATATTCTATATCTGAATCTCTACCGGTTTTTCCATTAGTCCTCATTCTTTTAATTTTATAAGCAATATCATCTGAATCAGTAACTATGCATCCACAAGTTACAAATGTACAACAAACTTTGTTGCGTCCAAAACTATACACCGCAACATCACCGAATGTATCGCACATTTTATCATCATAATAACTAAAGTAACTTTGCGCCGCATCATTAATCAAATACAGTTTATGTTTTTTTGCAATCTCTGTAATTTTTACTAGATCGGGATTATCACCATACAAACCAACAACCACTATGGCTTTTGTGTCTTTGTTAATATGTGCTTCAATTTTTTCTACATTGATATGCCCGTGTATATCTACATCAATATACCGTGGTATAGCACCTACAACGCCAATTTGATTAACACTTGCAACATAACCATAGTTAGGACATATGACTTCGTCTCCTGGCCCTATGTTGCCTGCCAGCATAGATATAGTCAGTCCAGCAGTTCCCGAATGACACATAAACGCATACTTTCTTCCAGTTTTCTTTTTTATTAAAGATTCACATTTATGTGTGTATTCTTCGTCAAAGGTTTTTCCTTGTAATGTATTAGGCAATAGATCTAAATATTCTTCATGGACAAGATCATACAATCGATCACCATTTATAGGTTTGATCACTGATCAAGTCCCCAACTTACTGCACCCATTCTAGATTTTTCCAAATCATTGTGATCAAAACTTCCTAATACAAACGACTTGGAGGTTATCCAATTTTTGTAATCTGGAGATAGTATTGCAGAACTTAATAATAATCTTATAGATCGATCATAATTTTTGATAAGCCAATATGCATGTTGCTGGATATTTTTATACTCATAGTTTTCAAGCACATGTTTCATAGGTGTAATATTTTGTATGCTAAAATGATCAGTAACAGCAAAACATGATCCTTCTGGAAGTTTTTTAAGTTTGGACATGCTAATCGCTATATAATCAATCTCCCCTGAAACAAACCCAAGCACCAAATCGCCACTGTTCCTGTAAGGCACAGGCTGTACTTCTTTGCCTAAAGATTCTTCCAGACTAATGAATATGTCAATAGGCCATGATGCACTGTGGCCAATTTTGATTTTAGGAGCTTCAAAAAGGTTGTATTTTGTAGAACAAAACACTACAGGTGCAGTA